GACGAGGCAATTAAAAAATTGCAGGACGAAACTATTAAGGAGTCGATTCTAAACCTAATGGACAGTGAGGATTTAGGAGTGCCTATAAAGCATTTAGGGATTACCTTAGAGGATTTAAATAACTCAGACTACATTCACAAGATTGACGAGAGTAAGGAGCTTATAGATGACTCAGATAACTTTGCTAAAAAGAAGTTAGTCAACCTATTTAGATATGTGGCTCACACTTCAAGCGGTTACGGTTCAACGGGTATCGGTAAGAATAGCAGAAGATTTTGTAAGAAGGTAAGTAAACGAACTAACATCTCATTAATGAGGTACGTAGATATATTAAAACTAAACGGGTCTAATCCTGGTTTCGGACAAGGTGGTAGTAATTTATATTCTGTCTTTAAATATAGAGGTGGTGTTAACTGCAAACACGTTTGGGTAAAGTATGTATTTGATACTGAGGCAAAGAAATTAGTAAAAGCTCCTAAGAGTGAACAACCCAAACAAATAGGGGCGGGAGATGTACCTAACGCATAATGAATAAACTAGAGAAAGCCTTAAAAATATTTGGAGAGGAGTACATTGCTGAGATAGGTAACATATTGCAATCTAATGACAAGGTGGCAACGGGTAAGTTGTTAAAGTCTTTAGATGCTAAGGTATTTAAAACAGGGTTTAATACCTCTTACACTTTGAAGGTCTTAGCTAATGACTACTTAAAGTATGTTGACGAAGGTAGAAGACCAGGATCAAAAGCTCCGCCTATCGCTCCAATTAAAGAGTGGGCAAAGACTAAAGGATTAGACGAGGGCTTAGCGTTCCCAATTGCTAAGAGTATCGGAGAGAAGGGAATAGCTCCAACTCACGTAATACAAAAAGCCTTAGACAATGTATTAAGAAGTATACACTACAGAAGATTAGAGGACGGGGTAAGCGATTGGGTAGACGACTTAATAGAGGAGAAGTTTAAAGGACTAAGTAGAAATAAAAATATAACTTTTAAATAATGAGTATAAGTATATTAGCAGAGCCGCAAGAGTTTCAACCCGTATATAATGAGGTTGTATTAGTTTTGGATAGTACCCTAAAGACTGAGGAAAGCTTTCAGTTTATTATAGATATAACTGTTAACGGTTCTTATAGTAGTAGAATGAAAGTAAGCCCCAATCCTGACGGCTACGGGGTTGTAGATATGCACAGACATTTAGAAAGCTATACATCTTACAATTTAGACACAGCAGCAACGGGAACGTTTCAACAAATGACGGATAGCTTTTGCAAGTACTCTGTAGCATTAAAAGAGGAGTATGTTTTTAACGGGTCGGGTAGTGTTGTCGGTAACTTTGGCGGTAACATACAGGCGACAAATGTAAAGCCACATGGCTTATCTATAGGGGATAAGGTGGTTATAACCGCCTCTACCGTTGTAGGTTACTTAGGTGTTACTGAGGTTGTTAGCGTGTTATCCTCTACTGCTGTAGAGTTAGACGTAGTTTACACTGCTGTAGCTGTAATAACTTACGCCCGACTAGATGGGGCAACGACCATAATAGATTCGTCTACGGTAATGACGGGGGACAAGATAGCAGTGAACGCTGTAGAGGATTGGATAGATGTACCGAACTTTGATTATAGTGAGTACGTTTTAAGCCCTGCACCTTTGGGTCAATTGGTTTCTACAATACCAACAACTAACACCGTTAAATTAGAGGATAGGGTTTATAGTAACTTCTACAATAATAGCGAAACGGGGTCAACTTATTTGGAGGTTATATCTACCAACGGAACTTTTAGAATTACTAATCCTCATGTAGTCCCTATAGATGCGAATAGGTTTTTAACTATTGGCGTTTCTCCTTACCTATTAAATAACACTACCGATACTGTGGCGGTTGTTTCGGGTAGCCTTCCAATTGTGGACGCTGCTACAACTTCATACACTGTCAAGTTAATCAATAGCGGTTTTGTTGCAACCTCTGAAACAATCAACTTTAATGTTGATGCTAGTTGTAATAACTTCGAGATATACCGATTAATTTATATGGATCAGTTCGGGAGCTTCTTAAATGTAAACTTTGAGCTACCTACTAAATACGATGTATCAACAAAACGAACTAAGTACCTACAGAATTATGGAAGTTATGCAGGAGGTTCTTACGGATGGAATAGTTACGACAGAGGGCAGGTAGTTTTGGACTCTAACATTACAGAAGTTTACGAGGTTTCTACGGATTGGGTTAACAATACGGTATCAAATCAGGTTAAAGACTTGTTAATATCTCCTCAGGTTTACCACTTAGACGAGAACGGGCTACTAAGAGCTATAGATATTAAGACAAGCTCACTAAGAGTAAAGAATACTTCAAGGGATAAGGTGTTTAATTACTCCTTAAAGTTTGAATATGCAGTAAAAAACACTAGACAAAGAGGGTAATATATGAGTCAAACAACTATAGAGTTAGATAATGGAGTGTTAGAGGTTTCTAAAGAGATAGGAATACCCCAACAATACAGCGTTGGAGAGATTCAAAGCCCCGAAAAACGTAGCGGGAACTACTCAAAGACTGTAATACTTCCAGGAACTAAGAATAATAACATCTTATTGGGTAACTTATTCGATGTAAACGAGGACTTTACGTTCTTTAATCCTAACATTAAGACACCTGCAAGGGTTGTAACAGATAGCACTGTAACCTTAGATGGTTATTTGCAACTTGTTAGTATTGATAAGTTAGCCGACTCTGATTTATCGGGTAATAAAATACAGTATAATATAACGGTGTTTGAGAAGTCGGTAGATTTCTTTAATGTTGTAGGGGATAAGTTGTTAAGTGAATTAGATTTTTCTGATTACGACCATACTTTAGACCATCCAACAATTACAGCAACGTGGGCAGGGGGTAGAACTTCGGCTGATGTTTACGCCTACCCATTATTACGAAAAGGCTCAGACAGTTACGAGACTACAGACTTCAAACCTGCTATTTATCATAAAGCATATTTAGAGGCTATAGCAATAGCTAACGGTTTTAATTTGTCGGGTACATTCTTAGATAATGAAACATATAACAAAGAGATAATTCCCTCTTCTGTTAGTGGGGATATTTTTCTCCCTGACGCAGAAATAGTAAGGCGTAAGTTTAGAGCGGGAACGTCAGGAGCTACAACGCTATTACACAATGATACTTTGTTAGGTGGTTTGGCAAATGGCAACGGGGCTTCTTTTAATAGTGCTATATCTTTGTTTGACTCTTTTGATGACGATAGTACAAGCCCAAACTTTGACCCTAACGCACACTACAATACAACGACCAATATATATACAGCAGATTCTACAGGGTCTTACAATTTAATTTTTGACGCTTACCTTGAAATGGTATTTAGTACTGCAAGTATTGAGGCTTGGCAAAATACTTATAGAATAATTAACACGCCTGTAACGCAAGAGAATAATAGAACACTTAACAATATATTCGCTTACGGTATAAGGGCTTATATTTATATTAACGGGGTTAAAGTTGGTGCAAATTATTCTACTAACACAAGCTTATTAGCACCTAAAGCCACAGGAGTAGCTTCTACATTTAACGCAGGAAATAGCTACACCGTAACGGACAACGCTAGTATTACTTTTATTGCTAACAATATATATTTAATCGCAGGGGACGAGGTAACAATACAATACGAGCTTACAGATGGAGGCAGCTCTTCTATATATCTGAACTACACCGACACCGCAGGAACGGGAACGGGAACTCCTGTTAGTGTTAACTTTGATTTGAATGTATTAGATACTTTCGGAAGTGGTACGTCTACAATATATAACGAGCCTAACGGAGGACAAGCTACAGACGGAGATACTGTAGTGTTAAATAATTATATAAATCCTAAGGCAAAACAAAAGGACATCTTACTAGATATTTTAAAACGTTACAACGTTTATATTTATGGAGGTACAAACAACTCTAAGGAGATTGTAATAGATAGCAGAGACAGTTATTATGCTCAGGGTAGTATATTGGATTGGACAGATAAAAAAGACTTCTCGAGAGCGGACAAGATACAGTTAATAAGTGAGCTACAAAATAAAGAGTTAGAGTTTACCTATTCAGAAGGGGATGACATTTATAACGAGCAATATACTGAGACGGTAAGCGGAGACATTTACGGAAAGCAAACAGTATCTTTTGACAATGAATTTACAAAGGGAACTAAGAAAATAGAAACCCCTTTTGCTCCTACTCCTTTAGTTCAGAATACACCAAACAACGCTCTAATAGTTTCAGCTATTGGAACGTCTACATCTTACGAAGAGTTAAGAGTTTTATATTTTGACGGTGTTATAGATACCAACAATTTAAAAACGTGGGATTTTACTTGGGTAAATGGTGCAAGTCTAACAACAACAAGTTACACCACTTACCCATACGCAGGACATTTCAATAATCCTTTTGACCCTACAGTTGATATTAATTTTGGAGCTTTACCTTATACATGGTATTCAGCACTTAACCAAAATACAGATTCAAACCAATACAATAATTATTGGAAGAGTTATGTTAATCAAATGGCAGAGGGTAGGCTTGTTACTTCTTACTTTAATTTAACAGAGGTAGATATTTCTTTTATCAAAGATAATTTAAACTCTAAAATTTGGGTAAGAGATTCCTATTACTTTATAAATGCTATTAAGGATTACAACCCTACAAACTCAGAGTTAACAAAAGTAGAGTTATTAAAAATCGTTGATGGTGTGGCGTTCACTTCTGAGACATCGGTAAATGATGAGAATAGAAACCCATTCGAGGGATCAGACAATACAGCAGTCCCTACAGTTTCGCAGGGCGTAGGAGTTAATACTATAAACTCTTACGATACGTTAGCAGTAGGAACAAATAATACTATAGGGTTTAATAGTGAGTCCACAATAGTAACGGGTACAAACAACACAATAGGGGACAACAATACAAGCTCTGTAATATTAGGAGGAGATAATAATATTATAGACTCAGGAGTAACAAACTCATATATAATTGGAGCTTCTAATAAAACAATATCGCAAGATAATGAGAGCTGGGTAGGGGATATTAATATAGTTGATGGTGTTGTGCAATCTATGGCAGATGTAGACTTAACAATTAAATCTACTACGGTGTCTTTATCTGCTGCGGATATCTTAGCGGGTTCTGCTATAGATGTCCCTGGTGCAGATGCTCCCGGGGTGGGATTCGCTCTTAGAGTAATTGATATGTCAGTAAGTTATATTTTTAACACTTCTGCCTTCGATGTAGGTGTAAGGATTGACGCTGTAACGGACTCAGGAGGAGGAGGAGCATCAGCAGCTAGACAATATCAATCCTCAAATGTATTAGGGTTAGGGTCTAGTAGGTTCGTAGGTTGTAGACAATCAAATGCAACAGGAACGCAGATAGTAGAAAATAAAAAATTAACAGTACAAGCTAACGCAGCCTCTACAAGTGGAGATAGTACAGCAGTTGTATATATTACTTACAAAACAATCACATTATAAATACTTATATAAATATATGCCAGACTTAGAAATAAATAACCAACGAGAATTTTACGATAAGATTGTATTAGATGAGAACGGCTTTGTAGTTATTGAGTTAGTAACCCAAACAGGAGCAGAAAACAACCCCTTGAATGCTAGGGAATTTTACGAAGATGTAGCTTTAAACTCAGAAGGCTATTTAAAAATATTTGAATAATGGCAGATTTAGAAATTAATGACCAATACGACTTTTTTAAAAATGTTGTATTAGATGATACGGGAGCAATGAAGGTTAAAATCATTGACCCCTTAGTAGCAGGATTAGACAATAGAATAATAGTAAACCAAACTAACTTTAGCACTATATTAGGAGGCGCAATAGACTCGACTAAGGAATATTTTATAGATGGAATTGTAGATATAGGTACTACTCAAATAACTATACCCTCAACAGGTATAACTTTAAAGGGTTACAACTTTGATTTATCCGCCCTTACATCATCCGAAAATAGTTACACTATGTTTATCTCTGAGGTCGGAGGTAGCGGGAACGTGCTAGGGGCAGACTATTATATATCTGTAACGGGTACAGCCTCAAAGGTTTACGACATTGTTTCGTTAACAGGTAACGAGGCGTTTGAATTTTCAAAAGTAAATTATATAGATTGTACTTCGTTAGGTGTTATTGATAATTACAGACAAGGCTTAGAAGTAGGTTCGGGACGTTTTGGCGGGAGTCCTTCTTTAGAATTAAAGGGTGCATGGCTCGGAGGCTTTAGAGTCTCTACCTCAATAGTTAGGGGGTTAAGTGCAGGAATGACTGAGCCACTATTTAAAGCTGGTACGGGCTTTACTATGGGTAGTAGATTTTTAACAGACATTAATGTAGACCTACCAGCCTCTGCTGCGTTTTTAGATTTTAGCGATACAAACTTTCCTATAGCAAGCTCGTTAGAGTTAAGAGATGTACTAATAACAAGAAACGGGGCAACCGTTCCAACCGACACTAATTTAACCCCAAATATTGAAGCCTCTAATTTATCATGCAGTTGGAAAGATAACAACGGAATACCTAATACTTTTGTTGGTGGTATATCCACAATAAGCACAGAGATTGAAACGGCATTAAGCGGAGGTAATCCAAGCCCTATATTAGGAACTTTTACTAATACAGATTTACAGCACTTCGATAGTCCTTCAAATGGGCAGTTAAGACACTTAGGAAACAACCCTAAAGAATATACAGTAAACTTCGATTTTGTTTTGGAGGGCGGCGCTAGTGATGAGTACAAAATAGAGTTAGTATTAAATGACGGTAGCGACACAGTTATATATCAGCAGACAAGGGTAATTGCCAACTCGCAAGGAGGTCGCGATGTAACGTATTTCACAGGGTTGGCTAATGCCATACTAAATCAAAACGAATATTTATTTTGGCAGGTAACAAATATAACAGACAACACTAATTGTACTTTAGAATTAAGTAGCTCTTATTCAGTAAAAGAAAGGTAATAAATTATGGCTAAAAGGATAGAGGTAGAAGTAGATGTAAACACTAAAGGAGCTGTCAAAGATGTTGACAAGTTAAACGATTCCTTTGAAGACCTGAGCGAATCGGCTGACGACTCTAGCGAATCCCTATCGAATGTCGAGGAGGGCTTAGACGGTTTAGGTGGTGGCTTTGGTGCAGCCCTTCAAGGGGCTAAGGGTTTACTCTCAGGGTTTAAAGCTCTTATTGCAAACCCTATAGGGTTAACTATTGCTGCCATTGCTGCTGTAGCTACAACTCTTTACACCGCTTTCACTAGGACGGAAGAGGGTAGTAACTCCCTTAATAAAGGTATGAACTTGTTAAAGGCAGGGTTTAGTTCTTTCATGAAAGTTGTAGAACCTATTGCTGAGTTTATTGTGGATGGTATTGCAGCAGCTATTGAGGATGCAGGTAAAGCTATTGACGAATTTATAAGCAACTTAGAAACATCTTTAGAGTTTTTCGGTTTTGAGGATGCAGCCAAAAGTGTTAAGGATTTCGCAGACGGAGCTGTAGAGGCAGGCAAAAAAATAGAGGAGTTGTCCGACTTAGAAGCTAAGTTATTAAAAACAAGAAGAGAGCAAAGGTTAATTAATAAACAAGCCTTAATTGATGCTGAGGACGAGAGACAAATACGGGACGACATAAGTAGAACAATAGAAGAGAGACAAGCGGCAAATACAAGGTTGGGAGCTATATTAAAAAAACAAGCCTCTGAGGAATTGGCAATTGCAAACGATGCTTTGAGGGTTGCAAATTTAAAGTTAGAGATAGACGGTAAAACTACCGAAAACTTAGACGAGCAAACGGACGCTTTAGAGGAAGTTTTAGATATTAAAGAAAAAATTAACGGCTTCGAGTCTGAGCAGTTAACTAACGTTAATTCTTTAAACGAAGAGCAGAAGGCAGAACATGAGGAGCACAAGGTTCGGCAAAATGAAAAGATTGCTAAGTTAGAGCAAATAAAAAATGCGTTAATAGAAAACAATGTCGAGGAGGAGGGTGTAACTGATTTTGATGAGTTCGGAGATATAGAAGAGACTGATTACGCAGCAGAAGAAAAAAAAGCAGAAGAAGAGTTAGATAAGAAAGCAGAGAACGCCAAAAGAGAGTTCGAGATTGAGCAGGATTTAGCGTTAAAACTAGAGCAGATAAGAAAGGACGAAGTAAAGGCTGCGTCTGACGCTAGTATTGCGAAAATGAAAATACAGGAGCAATATGTAGGAGCAATAAGCAACGGAGTAAATACTATTATAGGGTTGGCAGGAGATAGTAAAGAAGCTCAGGCTGCTGCGATAATAGCAGAAAATGCGGCAGGGATTGCTAAAATGGTAATATCTAACAATATTGCAAATACAGGAGCTTTAGCAACCCCTCAGGCAATTCTAACGAGTGGGGTTTCAGCAGTTCCAACAATAACAGCTAACAATATATCGACAGGGATTAATATTGCAGCCTCTATTGCAGCAACAGCTAAGGGATTGTCAGCATTAAAGAAGAGTGGTGGTGCAGGTTCATCCCCTGCGTTAGGTGGTGGCGGTGGTAGTGCATCAGCCCCAACAATAAACCAGGAAACGCTATTCCCTACAGAAACTTTAGAGGGTGCAGAGTCCGAAGATGTAGGAACGGGAGGCGGATTAAATCAACAACCCTTGAGAGCCGTAGTACTAGAGTCAGATATAACAAACACGCAAAACACTATTAACAATTTAAAACAACGGTCTGAAATTGGCTAAAAAATTATAATTATGGATTTACCTATTTTTTATTTAGAGATTAACGAGGAGTTAGACGAGTCAGGAGTTGACGCTATTAGCTTTGTAGATGCCCCTGCTACAGAAGTAGCTTGGCATAAGTTCAGCAAACCCGAACTATTTAAAAAAGATGAAGCTCGAAGAGTTGTTACATCCCCCGTTATGTTAGCTGAAACTGAAATTTTTAGAAGTACTCCAAGTATGGGAGATTATTTAGTGAAATTTTCTGAGGACACTATTTTTAAAATGATGCAGAAGTATTTTAAGGATAATAAAATCCATAGAGTAAACGAGGACCACAATAGCAAAGCAGAAGTTAATAACGTTACAATGATAGAGTCTTTTGTTGTAGGGGATAGGGTAACCTCTGAATTATATCCTAACATTCCCAAAGGGAGTTGGGTAGCTTCTTTTTATATTCAAGATAAAGACTATTGGGATAATGTTATAATGTCTGACGAGTTTACAGGATTTAGCTTAGAGGGTTCTTTTGATTTGGTAGAGGTTAAAATGTCAGCAGAACCTACAGAAGAGGACTTGTTTAACGAGCTTAAAAAATTAGTTGCAGAAGGTAAGACAGACGATGAGATATTAACCTCTCTTAGAGAGAAGTTGAACGGGGAAAAAGAATAAACTTATATAAATATAAACCAATAATTAATTAAATGAGTGAAACAAAAACAATTATCGACAAAGTAAAGTCTTTAATTTTTGAAGAAGACATCGTTGAAGTAGTTGAGGAGGCGAAATTTTTAGACGCCACTACTACTGACGGAGTTACTTTAAAGATTACAGGCGAAACTTTAGAAGTAGGTGCATCCGTTTCTATTGTTTCCGAAGATGGGGAAGAGGTAAGCGGAGAAGCTACCTACCAACTTGAAGATGGAACTACTATAACAGTTGACGGAGAGGGTAATATCTCAGACGTTGCTAACGAAGTAGAACCTGAATCGGAAGAAGTAGAAGAGGCAGCTATGGAAGAAGAAGTAGTAAACCCTTTAGAAGAAAAGGTAACTAATTTAGAGTCTAAACTTGATGAGCTTCTAGCGAAGTTTTCAATAGTGGAAGAACTTAAAACGAAAGTTGAAGAGTTTTCTAAGTTACCCGCAGAAGAAGAGGTAGTAGTAAAAAAGAAGGATGTAAGAGTATCAAAAAAACATGATGCAATCGAAGCACTTTCAAAATTTAGAAATAACAAATAAAAAAAATAAATTATGAGTTTAGATTTATCAGGATTGTCTGCCTATACAGACGAAAACAAAATGGACTTAATTAGAGCTTCTCTATTTGGTTCGGTTACATTGGGTATGATTTCAGTACAACCAGGAATTAAAAGTTCAGCAGCTATTAACATCTTATCTTCTACTCCATTGTGGGCAGCAGGTGCTTGTGGATTTAGCGCAGCAGGTTCTACAGCATTAACACAGAAAACATTGTCAGTTTCTGCTATTAAAAAGAATGAGTCTATTTGTGTTGATGACTTAGAGGCGTATTACATTCAATCAAAAATGAAGCCAGGTTCTTACAACGAGCAGATTCCTTTCGAACAAATGTATGCTGAAGAGTTGAGTGGTCAAACTGCTAAGATGTTAGAAGTATTAACATGGCAGGGGGATACATTAGGAGCAGGAAACTTAGTTTTTGCTGATGGTCTTATCAAATTAATTGATGCTGATGGAGATGTAGTAACGGGTACAGCCAAAGCAATGGACGCAGCTAATATCGTTGCAGCAGTTGACGAAATGGTAGCAGCTATTCCTGCTGACGTAATTGCTTCTGACGACTTAACGTTGTTTATGGGTTACGCTGAGTATAGAATTTACGCAGCAGCTTTAAGAGATGCAAATTTATTCGCTTACACAGGTGCAGAAAACCAAGGCGGAGATTTCACTCAATCTGTCCCTGGAACTAACGTAAAAGTTGTTGGTGTTGGTGGTCTTAACGGATTAGGTAGAATGTTCTTAGCTGAGGCTTCTAACTTATTTGCGGGTACTGATTTATTAGATGACTCTGAGCAATTCAGAATTTTCTATAGTGAGGACAATGACGAAGTAAGAGTGATCCAAAAAATGAAGATTGGATTTAACTTTGCTTTCGGTGCAAGAATTGTATCTAACTAAGAGACAATAAATATAATTTAAAAGGAGCTACTGCAAAATGTGGTAGCTCTTTTTTTTAACTTAAAAAATTTAATAAAATGGCAAATTGTGTATTAACGGAGGGTATCCCGTTGCAATGTGTAGAGAGTACGGGCGGTGTAAAGACCGTTTATATTGGAGCATATAACGAAACGGGTACAACTTTCACGTATGACGCTAGTGAAGTAATTGACACTGTAACAAGTTCAGAGACTTTCTACACGTATAAATTCAGACCTCAAACGGCAAGTTATGACGAAGCAGGAAACCACTCCTTAGAGAATGGAACTAACTTTTGGACTCAGACTTTAGCTATGATATTCCACAAAATGGATGCAGATAAGAGAAACAATATATTACTATTGGCGGGAGCTGATTTACACGTAATTGTTGAGACTCAAAACGGTGTTTATTGGTGGGTTGGTTTAAAGAACGGTGCAAACTTAACAGCTTCTACAGCAGGTGCAGGAAAAGCGTACGGAGACTTAAACGGTTACAACATTACTATTACAGGCAGTGAGCCTTTGTTAGCTAACGAACTTAGTTCTACAGCTTTCGGAACGCTTACAATTGCGGCTTAATAATCTATAGACGCATTAAACCCCTACTATTGACTTAGTAGGGGTTTTTGTTTTTAGTTTGTATTGGTTAAGCACAACTAGATAATTGCTCTAGTTCTTTTTTAAGTCTATTAAATTCTTTTTGTTTTTGCCGTTTAAGTATTTTATTTCTGTACCCTTCTACGTGTGGTTTCATATGCTTCCATCCTAACATCCTTTCTTTCTGAGTTGTAAACCTTATAGATTCTAACTCCATATTGTCGCTAAATATATCCTGATAAAAATCAAAACTTGTTTTTGGCTCGTTAGCTATCCAAACATCGAAGTTGTATTTATTATCTATTAATATTTCGGCTGTGCAATCCCCACACTTTA